CACCCTTCACACAGAACTTCCCCCAGTTTATCCAACGGCTCTATTTGGCTAAACAGGTAAAAAAGAGTTGACAAGTTCTCAGATATCACTATAATAATAATTAGGAAGCTATAACGACAGTATTTCTTTACGGAGATACTGTTTTTTTTTATATAGGAGACAGCCATGGGTAAGAAAGTTCCGGAGTTAAATCAAAAACATTGGGATGCGTTGCGATTATTGAGTCAAGGGGATAAGACGATCAAAGCGGTAGCTACCGAAGTAGGGTGGTCTGCCGATTATTTGTACGACCTCGTCGAGGGAAACGTAGAAAAGACCGGAATGTCCGGAGAACTCTTCGCTCAAGAACTTCGCAAGATAGATGTAAACACTGCAAAAAAAATCAAGTCGCTTTTAAAAACAAATAAATTTCTCGCACTACGTTTAATTAACGATATCCTTCACGAATTCAAAAATCAAAAAGGTTTGAGTGTTGACGAAATTAAAGTACTCACGAAAATAAATAACAGTTTAGTAAAATCCACACCTAATGTTGAGATAGGAAATCTCTCTTACAATTATACGAAGGGTCTATCAGCAGAGGAATTAGTTTATGAGTTCAACAGGCTTAAATCAATTGCGGACGGCGCGTCTAACAGAGAAGCAGTTTCAGGCTCTGAGCAGGGAGGACCAGGAATATTACCTCTTCCTTCTAAATCAGGAAGTAGACTTAAAGTCGAGGATGAAGATTCAGAACTATCAGCCGATGGAGAAGCAAAGTAAGTTCCATATTAGTCCTGCAAGTACGAGAGCGTTGTTTGGCGGTAACCGTAGCGGAAAGACGACATCGGGGGGAATGGAGTTCCTTTACCATATCACGGGTCAATACCCTGATTGGTACCCAAAAGACCAAAGATTCAATGGAGCGATAAAAGGCAGGATAGGGGCACAAGATTTTCAGAAGGGCGTTGGAGAGGTTATTATCCCGTTTTTCGAAGAGTGGATGGACCCGGGGCTTGTTAAGCGTAAAGTTAAGAATCCTATGGGGATCCCAGTAAAGTGGTATATGAAGAACGGATCGGTCTTTGACATACTGACTTATGAACAGAATACGGAACAGTGGGAGGGGTGGAAGGGTCATATAGCATGGTTCGATGAACCGCCGCCGAGAAATAAGTATATTGCTACTCTAAGAGGGATGGTCGATTATCACGGACGTAACTGGTTGACGCTCACCCCCCTAACTCAACCGTGGATATATGACGATATATATACCAAGTCAGATGGTAAGTCAGTATATGTAATAACAACAGATATCAGAGATAACTCACATTTGAGTGAGTTAGCTATTAAAGAGTTCGAAAAGCAATTAACGGAAGAGGAGAAGGAAGCGAGACTGCATGGCAGATTCTTGCACCTTACAGGGCTTATTTATAAAGAATTCGAACCAGACATCCATATTGTCCCAGACATCAAGATAAAGCCTCATTGGACGCGATACATGGCAATTGACCCACATCCACGCATGCCAACGGCAGTTCTGTGGTTGGCTGTAGATGAGAAGGATAATCATTACATTTATGATGAGTTGTGGCTGAAAGACATGGACATCAAGCAGGTGTCCCAAGCAATCAAGGTTCAGCAAGGAGTTAACCCAGCGCATGTAAGTTTGATTGACCCTCATGCAGACAAAGAGGATTCGCTGGCAGGTGGTTTCAATGTCCGGAAAGAGTTGATGCGGCATGGTATTTTTACTCAGCGCGGTAATAGCGACACTGATTTGGGGAAACATAGAATCCGGCAAGCTCTCAAGCTGAATTATTCAGCGCTGCTTAAGAAGGATATCCCCCAGTTGCACATATCTTCCTATTGTAAACAAACGATCTTCGAGTTTCAGCATTATATTTGGGATGACCACAGGCGCAACAAAGAAGAATATAGTTTAAAAGAGACAGCAAAAAAGAAAAATGACCATTTTATGGACTGCTTAAGGTACATATACAACTATCAACCTAGGTTTATCCAAGAAGAAATCGATGATGACGAGATAACGTACGCAGGTAAGTATGTGAAGCATGCAGTCAAGGAGCCAAAGAAGGGAAGCTACCATAGCTTAGTTGAAGAAAACATGGGGACAGGTAAAGGAGGCAACTTTTGAAAGGTGCAGTCGTAAGAACGTTGAGAAGAATGGCAAGAGAGCAAACGAGAGGTCAGCCAAGACATTACAAAGAAGCATACGGGAAGATGAAAGACCTTTATAGGAAGAAACACCCAGCAATTGTAGATGCTATGAAAGATTATGGATATTGATGCTTTATACAAAATTTATGTAGCTCAGGGGTTGACACCCAAAGATGCTGCTAAACGCGCGCAGGAGGAAACAGGGATGTCTACGGTTACAGGCAAGCCCATTAAGCAGAAAAAAGTAAAATTTAACACAAAAGGGGTCCAATATGGCGAATACCCGACACTCGAAACAAGGAAGTAGCAAAAAAGCGGGGATAGATGCACAAGTCGACTATATCGTAAAGGAATTTGAACGATATGAACGTGCTTACAGTGATAGATTTGAGAAAGCTAAGGCTATTTACAAGGATTGGCTAGGCGAACCAGCTCCAAGGGAGTTCAGTTGGCAGAATCAAGTGCATGTTCCTCTTACTTTTGAAGGAGAACAGACAGTTTCTCCTAGGATTTTCTCAGCAGTATTTCCTTCTGAAGCACCAATTGAGATTAGGGTTGAGTCAGAGACACCAGATGAAGCTGGAATGAAGATAAAGTCCTTGTTACAGCATCATTTCAGGTTATCTGACGTTGATATTCAAGGAAGTGCTTCGATATCACAAACAACTCTGTTAGGTACAGGGTATCTTTATGCACCGTGGCTTTATCGTAGGAAATGGCAGGTTGACCCTAAGACGCAACAACGATATATGGCAGTTGTGGATAACCGACCATCTGTGGAGATCGTGGATTTCTTCGAATTATTCCCGCATCCGGCTAAAGTTACAATGGATGATGGCTTACCTTTGATTAGGCGTAGGTTCTGTGATGCTGAATATTTAAAGAAATTGGCTCAGATGCCACAATTTAAGTTCACAAACTTAAAGGCAGCCCTTAATTCAACGCCAACAAAGGGCAGGGCTACAACGATTCTTGATGAAAACGGCGAGAAGATGGACTTGAAGGACAGGGAAGAATACGAAATTTTAGATTATTGGGGAGGTTGGGATGAGAGTTACACGAAGGATGATGGAACGGTGGTTACGAGAGAAGCTGTTCCGTATTGGATTATGGTTGTCAATCGTCAAGTTGCGATTCGATCTATACCTAATCCATATAATCATCAGAACCCACCCTTTATTAAGACGACTCTATATACAGACCTCAAGAAGTCTTGGTTCGGCATTGGAATGGGTCAAGTTGGTAAGCCGTCGCAAGACAGAGTGAATAAGATTGTAAACCAACGCTTAGACAATGTTGATTTGGTGTTGAACAAGCAAGGCGTTTACAATGGCAACGATCCGCTGATTAACACGCGAAAGCTCAGGGTCTCAATGCCAGGTCAGTTCCATAAGGTTTCAGATGTCAACCAGAGCATTAGTTTTATAGATACTCCTGATGTTACTGCTTCCAGTTATAAGGAAGAGGAGATAGCTAAGGAAGATTACAGAGAATCGACAGGAGCGACCGTTCCTTTGATGCCAGCCGATAAAGGACAGCATCGTACGGCTTCAGGCATGAACTTGTTACAGAGTGCTGCTGGGGCTCGTTTCAAGCCTATCCTACGTAAGATTGAGGTAGACTTAGTCAAAGGGCTAGGAATGATATATCTTTCTAATCTACAGCAGTTCATGGCAGTACCAGAGCTCGTACAGTCTGTGGGAGAGGATGGTAAGCTGATTGAGATTAGACCAGAGGATATCCAAGCTAAGACTCACTTTATGCCTTCAGGTCTTTCAGAGATGATGAACAAGGAGATGCAGGTAGGACAATACCTCAGGTTCAAAGAGATCTCCATGAATGACCCAACGATTAACAGAGCAGCCATCAACAAGAAGATTGCTAAGTTAATGGGGTTAGAAGACCTTGACGATATAATTATTAACCAAGATGGTCAGAGAGAACAAGGTGCATTACCACCTCGGGTACAAGAACAGATTAAACAAAGATTAGCGGAAGGAGCTACCCCTGAACAGATTAAGTTGGAAATGCTTGGTCAGCCTCCTCCTAATGATGGCGGCGGTGAGCCTGGAGGGCAGCCTAATGGCGGGTAAAGCCACTAAGCAAGATTTATCATGGTTTCTTCCTGCTATGGCACAAGCTGTCCAGAGAGCAGAAAACGACCCTACTGGAATGAACGGAGTACGTAGTTTGTCGACGAGCAATCCCGATAAAGTGCTTAACAACTCTATCACAAATAACTTCGATAGATGGAGCACTGGACAGAACCCTGCACCTTGGATTGGAAAGGATACTCCTCATCCTGATGGAACTCCTTTTAATCGAAAGAAGTTGGTCGACTTCATGCACAGACGTTGGGCTCCTATTGGTTCAGAGAACGATAAGAAGGACGAGAATGGAGAATGGCTCAATAGCCATTGGGACAACAACGTTAGGAGCACGCTTCAACAGATACTAGGAGATGAGAAGTACAAGAAAGCACAGCAATTGGATCTAGTTAAGGTACAGCAAGGTGGTCAGGCATGGACATAGAAAGAGCAAAGTTTTTAGACGAAAGTTCAGATTGGAAGGCGTTGCAAGGAGAGATTGATAGGCTCATAAAGTTCGAAGAGTATAAACTTAAGAGCTGTGACGCAGATGATTTGAAGGCGATTCAAATGAAGATTAAAGCATATGAACAGGTTAAAATTTTACCAAAATCAGTTATCGAACGAGAAGAATAAAGGAGAAATAAATGGACCCAGTAAAAACAAATGAGGGCATCAGTACAGAAGGGAACCCGAACCCTTCAGCTTCGCCGGCTACCCCAGGCGTTCCGGCTCAGGCACCCGTAGTGCCTATCCCTACTACACCTGAGGGAGCACCAGCAACACCAGAACCAGGTGGTTCGCCAGCTTCGGGCGCAACAGAAGCATCAATGGTCCCTTTACCAGCGTTACAGGAAGAGAGGACGCAGAGACAAAATCTACAAGCTGAGTTGGATGCTCTGAGAAGCGCTGTCGCAGGCAATCAGAATATCAATACACAGCCAGGTCAACAGACTCAAGCTCAACCACAGCAAAGTGATTACGTACAGCAAATGGATAAGCTTTGGGATGCTGACCCTCGTAAGGCAGTACAAGCAGAAGTCATGGCAGGCATTACTTGGATGGATAATGTTAATAGTTCCTTGGAGTCTCAGATGGATAATCTGGCTGTCAAGGATCCTTCGTTTAACCAATACAGACCGATGGTGCGTTCTTATCTGAAAAACCTACCCTTAGATCAAAGAGGGAAGCAAGGTATTGCAGATTTAGCACTAGCAGTCGTTAAAGGTCAAAACGTTGATGATATTGTTCAACGTACCAAGAATGAACTCTATGAGAAGTTCAAACGAGGAGAACTGGCAGGTGAGATTAATCCACCTTCAGCAGGTACTTTTAGTCAAGCTACTCTAACACCAGGAACAGGAGCGACACCAGAAGAAGTCGCTACAGCAAACGCTATGAACATGACCGTTGAAGATTACATAGCAAACAAAAAATAAGGGGGTAGATATGGGTATATTTACTCCTGGTATTTCTAAACACGCGTATCGGGGCGAGCTAACTTGCCCTTATTGTCAGAGTAAAGCGAATAGATGTCTTGGACACGTAACAACATACAGAATACGGTATCGTTGTAGGAAGTGTGGACTTACGTATCAATACGACATATCTAACCGTACAGACATTAATCCGTACGCTGCTTATTCCACAGGGAGTAAGTTTAGTCAACACTTGAGAAAGATGCTTGGCGGGAGGACTTTAAAAGGAGAAAAACAATGAAATGGTCATACGACTTATGCGGCGCAGAGCCGATTATAAAAGACATGCCAGTATATGACGCAGCAGCTTTAGCTTATGGCGAGTTGTTGATGTTAAGTGCTGGTGATTTTTCAGCAGGTGGTGGGGCAAATTGTCTTGTTACAGCAGTTCCTAGCACAGTTGGTGCTGATATGGCAGTTAATGCTTGTGGTATTTGTTTAGAAGACAAAGATACCGATTCTTCACCTAGCGTAGATACTGCTATCAATACTACAGTTGCACAGCCTGTTTGCATGGCAAAAGTAATCATTAACCCATTCGCAGTTTACAGAGCAGCAGTATCTACAGCAGACGCATTGTCTGTAGCTTCTTCTGCTAATACGAGTGAAGTTTGTGTTACTGGTTTTGTTTCAGACTTAAGTGATGGTTGTTGGGTTGCTTTTACAGCTTCAGCTGGTCCTAATTATGGTTCTGTTACTAGAATCGTTTCTTCAGGTACAACTGGAACTTTAGATCTAACTCAGGTACAAACTTCTACTATCACAACAGCTGATGAAGTTGTAGTATTTTCACCTAAGCTAATGAATCCTAACGTAATGAATACTGCTGCTACTATGATAGCTAGTCAAAGCACTGCAGGTTATGCGGCGACTAACTTAAGGGTAGTTGAAAATTACATTGGTGGAGAGATTATGAAGGAATCAGTACACGATAGACCGGGTTATAAAAACAAAAACGGTATGAATCACATCGAACAAGAAGTTATGATGAAAGATCATATGTTCGGAGTTCAAGAATAAGTAGTTAAACAAAGGAGTAAACAATGGGCGTTATAGCTAGCGAAAACTTTGGAT